TTTGCTACTCCTAACGTGACGACATTCGGTTGTCGTTTGGACGACTTCCGCGCTGGATGGCATCGCGTGAGAACGTCATTCTCGGAGCACGTGCCAGTTTGGACAACGACTTTTGAGTCATGCGGGGTTGATCCCCGGCGGTACGATACGCTTGTTTCATCATCTATGCAACCCCCTGTAGTGCAGCGTCTGCTGCGGGTTCGGACATCTTCTTGAGATCGTCCTTCAGCAATTGTTTCATAGGTGGTTCGAGCAAGTCAATCAACCTTTCCTTGGAGATGGCTTGTGCCTTGAAAAGATTGAACGCCAACTCGCGGGTGTCTTCCATGAAGATGGGAGAATTTGAGTGTGCATCCACCTTGACCACGAAGTCAGACGTGAACTGCTCGGCAATGAACGGCATCCCGTTACTGTCTTCGTAGCGTCGATCCTCATAGCGGCGCATCAGCTTTAGGTACATCGTTGCCACTTTTTCGAGCGCATCTTCGATAACCAGAGCGCGGCGTTTGGCACGGCTTGACCCCAAGCGGGCGAGTTGTGAGGCGTGTCCCGCGCTACGCACCCCGGTTTCGCCGCGTCCCTGCAACACCGACACGATGCCGGAGGCTTCTGCAAACATTGCATCGATTTCGCTAATTTCTCGGAATAGATCGTTGGGAATGCTGGGTGCGAGCTGCTCCACTTTTGCGTTCGGCTGATCGCTGTAAAGCAGTCCGCCGGCACGGTTCAAGGCGAAATTCTTCTCGTCCGGGATGCCGAGGAACCCGATCAACGCGGTCGGCGGTGAGACTTGCTTGTTGAGCAAATCGAGGATTTCGGACATGCGTTTGTTGCGCATCTGCTGCAAGAACACGAGGCGTGCCACCTCGGACATGCCCCAATAGTAGTCATATTGCGGGTTGGGGCACACCTGAATGAGCGGCACTTCGCCCTTGAGGTAGACCGAGGCCATCTCCCGGTCATAGATCACCACGTCTGGATCGGCAATGGTGACGAACTGGTAGTCATCGATCTTGTCGTTCCAGAGGTAGAGTTCGCGCATTTCCACCAAGTCTTCGGCCACGCGTGGTTTGTAGCGTGAGATGCCGCCAAGGTCGAGGTTGACGTTGCCATAGATCGTGGGGTTGACCTGCGACATAATGAGGCGTTCGACGCCTTCGGGCATGTCGGCCTGCGACTTCTCATTGGAGGTCACGCGCTTGACAATTTCTTCCCGGCGCGGGTGGTTGTACAGTCTGGAGTACAACTCGGATTTGGTGATGTAGTACTTCTGGCAGAGGGCTTCCTGCCGGTCGGTGTTTGAGAGGTCTTCGCGGAGCACTCCGACCTGTCCGGGTTCCACGACATAGGGATGGATGCCTTTGTTGTAGACCAGTTTGATGAAGGTACTGTTGTAGCACAGTGCCCAGTTGAGTGCCTGACTGAACATCTGATCCGCGTTCGAGTTGAGCCATTCGTCGTTGAGTGCTTGACTGAGTACAGGCACCTTGGAATGTTCTGTCTTAGACACAGACGCGCCGATGGAGATGCTGAACCGGGTGGTTTCTGCGGAGTAAAGAAACGACGCGAGCTGGTCAATGTGGGGGTAGATCTTGTTGTAGTGTGCGGGAGCCTCATCCGGTCCGCTGCCAAACAGGAAGAACGACCGCAAGGTCTGGTAGTCTGCCCGCCGTTCCTGGATGCTGACCATGCATTTGGTCGCCATCTGGTTGTAGAACGCCTCGCGCTCCAGCGGTTCGACGGGAATTTTCATGTAGGCACTTTCAGGTTTTCGTGATCACGCACGACGACTGCCGGACGAAGATGCGGCAAGGGTACGCCAGAATCCCGGATGGAGGCAAGTCCTTGCACTTGTTCGCCTTTGATGGAACGCAGGTCGAATTGTCCGATCTGTGCAGGATTGCCCCACTGTACGCCAAAGTTGCGGTTGTTTGGCTTGAGCAAGGCGTGCTGCTGGTGATCGCCTTCGCGGGATGACTTGATGTCGGTCATCTTGAAGTCGCTTGCAAGGGAGCGCAGTGTGGTGTCGGCGTGTTTGGTGCGATCCGACTTCATGGACACGGGTTGCAGGAAGACCAGTTGCACCTCCTCACACCCGTGCGGGCACACGCCTTCGCTGCTCTCAAAGAACCCATGCACGGCGCATTTGTAGTCATGCACGACGGCCATTGATGCTCTCCATTTGTTCATCCAGTCGCAGGATGCGGAAGTCATACTTGTTGCGCACTGCGGAGTGTACTTTGAAACCGTCGGGCGTGAACACAATCCGGGTCTCCCGACGCAAGGCAGGTTTCGGATCCTTGCGGTACTCGATCTCCTCACGCCCCAGGCGGAAGCGCTTTTGCACCGTCTCGCCTCGAAGCAGCGCCCGGTAAGCCTTGCTTGCACGGTGTTGGAGGCTGGCACTCAAGGGAACCTCTTTGCGCAGGAACACATCCCGGAAATAGTGGCTTGATATGCCACACAAATCCGCAAACAGGTTGACGCTGATGCCCGGATGTGGATCGTCAAACACCCGGTCGATGAGCCGCATCAACTCCCGCTTACTGAAGTCTTCTTCCCGCATTGATTCCAAAACCTAGCTGCTGTAGGTAGTTGTTCACCTGCCGCCCGACCACTTGCGACTCGGGTGCAATGTCCTGCTGCTCTTTGACTGTAGCACGCGTCAGTCGCATCTGAATCAACCTCGGCTGAACCTGTTCCGCAAACGCAGCACACGCCAGCGCACTTGCCACCACCCGGTCATCCTTGTTCCTGCCATACGCATGAATGCTTGATCCGTCCCTCACAATCGCTTTCATCTCCTCAAGCAAGTCTACCGAGTAGACCTTCATCATGCCACGCTCAAACAGATCCTTGAAGTAACTCATCATCCGTTCCTTAGTGGCAATCGTCGTCTGCCATCCCAAGGACATCGTCGGGCCTCCCAGCGTGTCGTTTCTCCGCCACAAGTAGTGCTGCATGTTGCTCAACACTGCCGCCAGCCCAGTCCCGTAACTCTCCTTCACCGAAAACGCCTGCCGTCTCAGGTTCTTCAACTCATTCAACACCGCCTGCCCAGGACCGTTCACCTCCAGATTCAAGGTGCTGTTCCGATAAGCACCCGCCAAGTAACAAATCACCCAGGCAAACTGGTAAGTGTTCAACTCACTGGTCGCAAACTCAGCAACGTGATCCAAACCGTCCGCATACGCCCGGTACACCTGAATACAAAACCGATCCGCCCAATCTGAACTCCCATACGCAGGGTCGGCACCAATCACGTAGTACCCGTTCACATCCGGCTCCTGCCACACCTTCATCGTCGCCAAACGCTCAGTACTGCGCAACAACTCCGTGTCCACAAAAACCTGCCCAAGACTCACCCGGTAATAATCCACCTCCGCCTTCTTTGCCGCTTTCATCGCATCTGTACAACGTGCATTACTAAAGTAGGAACTGCCCGTCATGACAAACGCATAGTCCTCCGTCGGAGGAAACTCCTGATACATCAACGCATCATCTTTAATCCCCTCGGCAAGCTTCCATCTCCACCAAGCAATCTGCCGACTATTGACCTCAAAGTTGTACTGCCGCTTTACATCCCGCGTCCACTCCTTCTCCTCAGGACTCAACTTCCCATCCCAGTACACCTTGTACACATCCGTGTCGCCTGCAACCTGATACAACTCGTTCCTCCACCAACCACAAAAGATCGCATGCTGCGTCCTCGCCCTCTTGGCCGTAATGTACATGTCATGAAACATGTTAAACCCACGGGCAGTGCTCTCAAACAAATAAAGCCGGTTCGGATTCGTCTCCGCCAAACTGGCAAGCAAACTCGCTAACCCCTCCTCATCCCCCCAACTGCTCGTCTCCGTACCATGCAAAAACGTAATCGCCTTCCCCCTCCCCAAACTCCCCTTCGCCCTTATCCCCGCCACCTGATAAAACAACCGACTCCTGTTCTTCAACACCATCTGATTCCGATTATGCGTCAGCAACGGTATCTTGTACTCAGGAGGCAACCCATCCATGTACATCCCTAACGTCGTCCTGAACACATCCCGATTCTCCTCCGTGTCCGTCGTCAATGTACCCTGAAACCCAGGGTTAATAAAATGCCAATACAAATCCAGCGCCAAACTGATCGTCGTAATCCCTAACTGCCTTCCCTTCAAAATCACAAAGAAATGCTTCCCCTCCTCTAACCCCTTCCCAATCTGCTCCATCACAAACCTCTGCGTACCCAGCAACTGAGTACCCAGCTTTCGCATCCCCTGCTCCTTCGTCTCTACCGTCAACTCACGGCAGAAACGCTCAAACTTCCTCACATCAAACCCCATATCACACCTCCATCACCACCATCCTACCAGAAACACAATTTC